GTGAGGGAATCGGTTACTGCATTAATAGACGATTCTACTACAAGAGCGGTGTTTGATGGGGATTGGCACCATGTTATTTTAATCGATGCTAATGGTACCGTTTCTTGCTACATCGATGGAGAAGTAGACTCAGGGTTGAATGGAAGCTACACGAGACAAGACATATCAACTAACAAAACTTCTATAGGGTACTTAAACAGACCTGCCGCTGATCAGTACTTCGGGGGAGTAGTCGATGACTTCAGGATATACGGGTATGCACTATCGTCAGCACAAGCAAGGCAGCTTTATAATTCATACCACGGGCAGTACGGTTTAGTACAGAGCGCTGTAGCATAGCAATGTCCAATATAGAGTAAAGGAATAAAGTATGGCATCTGACTTAAAGAGATCCACAGGAAAACTTAGATCTAACTTATCTAAAAAAGATAAGAAAATGATAGAGCTACACGCACAAGGTCTGCCTCTATACAAAGCAGCAATGGAGGTAGGATACAAAGAGACTTACGCAAGGGCGGGGTGCTACAGAAGGTTCAAAGAGCCTCCCGCACAAGAGTACTACAAAATGCTTCAAGCGGATATTATACACACTGCAGCATTAGATTGCCAGTGGTTCTTAAGAAGATGTATGAAAGTGTTTGACAATTGTTCAGAGATAATAGAACACCCTGTGGGGTCTGAAAATTATGTAGTAAGGGACGCAGCTGGCGCTGCCCGGATGGCGGCAATCATAAAGGACGCTATACCCGACTTCAAGCAAAGATTTGAGCACACTGTATCAGAAGTGCAGAGTTTTAAAATCGGTGACCAGGAGATACGCTTTGAATAAGAAATGGTGGAAATCAAAAACTGTATGGTTTAATGTAATATCGCTTATAGTGTTGATTGCTACGGAGCTTATGGGCATGGATGTAATAGACACGAAAGTACTGACTATAATAATCGCTTTCGGTAACGGAGTTTTAAGGACTATAACTAAACAGCCCCTTGGATAACAATGAGTAATATCATATTCGATCCTTTTCCTAAGCAGCAGCGATTCATAGAGTCTGTGTTTGACCCAAGGTATAGCTATCTATTGTATGGAGGAAGTATACGCGGTGGAAAGAGTTTTGTGGCTCTAGCTACTTTAATACTACTCTGTAAACTATACCCTGGATCTAGGTGGGCCGTAATACGTAAAGACCTTCAAGTTATCAGAAAGAACACTATACCTACTTTTAATAAGATACTGCCATATAACTTTCTTGAGAGTTATAACGGTACGGACCATATAGCTTACTTTAAGAACGGCTCACAGATCTTTTTTATGGGTGAGAACTACGATAAGGATAAGGAGCTTAATAGATTTAAAGGTTTGGAAGTAAACGGATTTGTATTAGAAGAAGTAAACGAATTAAAGGAAGTGACGTTCTTTAAATGTGTGGAGCGTGCCGGTTCATGGATAATTGATAACATGCCACCCCCCAAGATACTATGCACGTGCAACCCCACCCAGAACTGGGTGAAGGGTAAGTTCTATGACCCTTACGTTAATGGTACCTTAGAGGCCCCATACTATTATTTACCAGCCTCTATATTCGATAACCCACACATCCCACAAGTCTACATAGACTCTTTGGCATACATGCCGCCAGATCAGTATAGGACGTTCGTAGAAGGGTCGTGGGAAGGTACTGATGAGCCTGATCAACTCATAGCTTGGACGGATCTATACGCGGCAAAAGATGAATGCGTCGAAGAAGAAGAAGGAAGAATGTATTTGGGCGTGGACGTAGCGGGCCACGGCAAAGATAAAACAGTAATTATTCTTATGAAGAACAAGAATTTGGTAAAGATATTAACATATGACGACACTTCAATACCCAGTGTTACTAGAGAAGTTAAAAAATTAATGATAAACCACAGGGTGGACGCCAACGATATCTGCGTGGACGGGGCAGGCCTGGGGGCTGGAGTTATAGATGAATTAGAAGAAGACGGGATATACGTCTCAAACTTTATAGGAGGCGGGAAAGTAATAGAAGATGACAGTGTGTTTAACTATAAGAATATAAGGGCTCAGGCATATTGGTACTTGAAGTTGGCATTTGAAGCACACGAAATAGGATTAATAACAGACGATAAAGTATTATCGGACTTATCTAGTATACACTACACCATTGAGGGTGATAAACAAATAAAAATAGAATCGAAAGATGAAATTAAAAAACGTGTAGGGCGTTCCCCTGATTACGCTGACGCATTATGCTACGCGGTATGGGCAAGAGTGTATCAGAGTATACGAGCCTTACCAGGCGTTTTTGTATTTTGAGCGTACTATCTTTATAGACACCAAATATTTGGAGAGCTAATAATGTCATCATATAATCTGAACTCGCTCTTCCCGTTCCTGGGGAGTAGCACAGAGCACATGATCAGTCAAATATCTAAACTGACTAAGCAGAAGCCTTATCAGTATCAGGTATGGGTATACTCATGCGTCTCTTTAATATCTAATAACCTCTCGGGCCTCTCTCGATATATTTACGATAAAAGGACAGGCGAAAAGATAGATCAACACCCGGTATTAGACTTATTAACCAAGAGCAACCAAGAGACGTTCGGTGACACACTCTTAGAGTCTATAGTGGTAAATATGCTACTAGACGGTCAAGTATTCATACTACCTGGCGATAAAGAACGACTTGGGGCGGGTAGGATACCACGGGAGTTATACTCCATCCAAGATAAGTACATGGACGCGATATATAATGATAAGAACATTATCGCTAAGTGGAAGTACAGTCCTAGCTCTACTAAGAGGATCCCCTATAATTCAGATGAGATTATAAGATTTAGGTTCTATAACCCCTACGACAGTAAAAAGGGCATGGCCCCTCTTATGTCTGCCTTGTTCACTGTGTATCAAGACGCAAGCGCTATGTCTTACACAGCTAACTTCTTTAAGAATAACGCACAGATAGGCGGAGTACTGTCTACTGGAGAGAAGCTTAATGAGGCTCAAGCGAGGTCAATATCTAAAGAGTTCGCAGAAAAGTTTGCTGGTGAAGATAAGGCTGGCAAGACCCCTATTCTTCACTCCGGATTAAATTATCAGGCTATCTCTTCCACCTTTAAAGACATGCAGTATAAGGACCAACAAGAGTTTGTAAAAGAGCGTATACTTGCCGCATTCAAGGTACCACGCTCTCTGGTGGCTGATTACTCTGATGTTAATTACAGTAACAGTGTAACCGCAAAGAAAACCTTCTGGCAGGAGGGCCTCCTTCCCATAGATACTTTGATTAACCAAGCATTCACACATCAATGGGTTAATGCCATTAACCCCGATTGGGAACTGAGATCAGACCTATCGACGGTGGAGGCCCTCCAGGAGATAGCCGGAACCAAGATTAGTGATTACAAGACTCTTATAGACTCTGGACTACCCAGAGAAGAGGCAGCTCGTATACTTAACATCCCTATAGATTGGGAGTATGTCGAAGAGGTAGAGCAAGAACAAGAGGAGCCTGAAGAGCCTATGTCCTCAGAGGAACCAGACAACGAAGAGGACGATGAGAAGTCTATCGATATAGAGGCTTATACAAAGACTCTTAAATCCTCTCTTAATAAGTACTTCACGAAACTTCGTAACAAGTGCCTAGATAAGATAGATGCAGACGCAGTAATAGACTACGATATAGAAGAGGAGTTTGAATCCTTGACAGAAGATTTGAAGTCTGCATACTTAACTATTATAAAAGGCATACTGGAAGAGATAACAGATGTAGCTGTAAGTGCTCAAGACATCATAAAGTTTTTAAATAATAGGTCTGTAGGGTACAAAGAGCTGCTTAAGGCTATGCTGGACAAAGCTAGAGAGACTAAGGACAAACGTGCGATACATGAAGCTTTCCAGGATATCTATAAGATAGATAGAGACATAGCAACACGGGACCTAAGACTATTAGTAAATTACATCAAAAACGCTGAGGTACAGACTGATGAAGCACTCATACAGCAACAAAATGGAGAAGAATTATGAGCAAAAAGACAACTATACCCGACTACATAGTAGAGAAGTACGGGACAAACTCTGTAGAAGAGATAAAAGAGGCAAAGGCAAATAGTGAACGCATCGACACCCAAGTCTTTGAACCTGTAGAGATATCTAAAGGTCTTAGCAGCGACAAGTTTAAGGCACGCCTTAAGGAGCTCGGTATAGAGTATAGAAAAGAGTTAGAGGAGCGACAAGCTGTATTCGTTATCTCTACTGAAGATGTTGATAGAGACGGAGATATAATATCTTCTACAGGTATAGATACTACTGACTACAATAAAAATCCAGTAGTTCTTTTTGCCCATGACTCCCGTGCGCTGCCTATAGGTATCTCTTTGAAGATCTATAAGCAGGCTAAAGCTACTAAAGCAGTCGTTATGTTCTTTGACGATGAGATAGACAAGACAGGCACCTCAGACACTATATACCGCTTTGTTAAAGCTGGAGGTATCAAAGGTGCTTCGATTGGTTTTAGGCCCGTGAAGGCCCGTTTCCCGGAGAAGGAAGAGGCAGAGAAGCTTGGCATGGGTCCCTATGGTATATACTACGAGAAGGTAGGCTTACTAGAGTGGTCTGTAGTAACTGTACCGGCTAATCAAAACGCTCTAAGGTCTAAAGGTTTAAAAGATAACAAGATCAAAAAACTAGAGGAGTTGGGTCTTGTGAAAGAATCCGATGTAGATCAAGTAGAATACAGTATGCCTGAAGAGCCTGAGGCTTATGAAATAGATATTACCGAACTCATAGATGAAATAGGTAGTGAGCAAAAAGATGGGAGTGGTGCCATTATCTTATTGAAGGAAATAAAGGAATCACTTGATAATCTTAACAAGAACTTTAGTAAGTTTATCGAAAAGTCTGGCCCCGTCCCAAGCGGCTCGGATCAACCGGAAGAGAATTTCGACGGACTTTTAAGTGAGCTTGAAAAAGCTATAAACAGAATCAAACAATAACGCAGGAGATTAGTATGCCTACCATGATTGAGGAAATTAAATCAAAAATGACTGAGCTCAACGACAGTGTTGAGTCTTTCAAAGATGCACAGGGCGAGGAGAAGTCGGCCCTTGTAGAACAAATTAAAACTCTGGAGACCAGTGTCAAAGATCTTCAGGCAAAGTATGACAATGGGTTTGAGGTGCCTGGGTACGAGGAAGAGAAGCAGAAGTTCTCTTTCTATAAAGCTACTAAAGCAGCTTACACTGGTAACTGGGAAGATGCAGGATTTGAGAAAGAAATTTCTTCTACCATTGCTAAGTCTATTAATGCTGATACCGGTTCGGCTGGTGGTTTCTTTGCTCCTACTAATGAGATGGATGAGATAATCGCTCTATCCAGAGCTGGACGCCCCATCTTAAACGAAGTAGGTGTGCGTAGATTGTCTGGCCTCGGAGCTGGTGAGATCACAATGAATAAAGTAACCAGCGGCAACACTGCTTACTGGGGTGGAAGCGAAGATGCAGCTACTGAGTCTAGCATGAAGATTGGTCAGATCTCTCTGCGCCCCCACTACTTACGTGCTTGGACTACTGTGTCTAGAGAGTTACTCAAACAGACTCCTATCGGAGTGGAGGCACTTATCCGTGAAGAGCTCGGACAGTCTATGTCTAAGAAGCTTGAGCAGGCAGCTCTGTACGGTACCGGTCTTAATGACCAGCCTAAGGGTGTTGTTAACCATGACGATATCAATGTTGTTGCTCTTGGTACTAACGGCGCACTGCCGGACTGGGATGACATGGATAATTTGGTGCATGAGCTTGAGAAGAGCGATACGCTTGAGGGCTCATTGGCGTATGTTACCTCTCCTCAGATCGCTAAGGTTCTCCGTCAGAGCAAGATTCAGCAGTACACTGGCGATACTGGTGGTGAGTACTACTTAAAAGGTTTCTCTAACGCCGGTGTAGCTAACTTCCTTGGCTATCCTTTCTACACTTCTACCTTAGTACCTGTTGACCTTTCGAAGGGTTCGGCTGATAACTGCTCTTACATTGTCTACGGTGACTGGAGCCAGATGATTCTTGCTTCTTGGGGTGGTATGGAGATCCGCGTGTCTGAGGAGGCTGCTACTCCTTTCAAACAGAACCAAGTGCTCATTGCTGCTTTCGGTAGCTACGACACTGGACTGCGTCGTGAGGATAGTTTTAGTGTCATTAAAGATGCTAAGATTTCTGCATAAGTTTTTAACTGGGGGGAGATAACCTCTCCCCCTTCATTACCATAGGAGATTAAATATGGCTTCAAAAATTACTGAGAAAACTAATACCGTACAGTTGGTCCCTGCTGGTGAGTTCAGCGCAGGTACTACCTATAACGGTTCTGCTGATGCTTCCGGGCTCGGCGTTGACGTGAGTGGGTTTAATGAAGCACTCATTATACTTAATAGCGGTACTGCCGCTGGTACGAATAATGTCACTCTCGTAGTGTCAAACGATAACTCTACTGCCCCCTCTACTTGGGACGCTCTCACTGGAGCAGCTTTTACTGAAGTAGACTCCGATAACGATGAAGCGGTACAGATAGCACGCCTTGATGTTAAGGGTCTTTCTGGGAAGTATGTAGCAGCAAAGTCTATTGTAGCTACCGACGCGTGTGACTTTGGTATCGTCGCGGTCCTCACTGGTGCTAAGAGTGAGCCTACCGATGACGCTTCTAACGTTGTATTTGACAAGTAAGTGCTAAAGGGGGAGATAACCTCTCCCCCTCCCTTTTAAGGAGGATATAATGCCAAACGCAGTATACAACTCTGCTAAGACCGATTTACTTAACGCTAATGTTGATTATGATAATGACACTATCAAGGTGGCGTTAGTAACTAGCTCGTACACCCCTAACGTGGACTCACACGAGTTCTTTAGTGATATCACTAACGAGGCGTCTGGGACCGGATATACTGCGGGTGGTGAGACACTGACAGGTAAGCAAATAACACAAGACAACACGGATAATGAGGGTGTGTTCGATGCAGAGGATGTAACATGGGCTAGCTCTACTATCACCGCGAGAGGTGCTGTTATTTATAAGTCCACAGGTACCCCATCTACCTCCAACCTTATCTGTTATGTCGATTTCGGTACGGATAAAAGTTCTTCTGCAGGGGATTTCATTATACAATGGAACTCTGAAGGAATTTTAAATATTTCGTAATACGAAGGTAACCAATGTCCATACAAAAGAGCTTAACTGATACTACCCGCATAGAGCCTCTGACTTCTGTAGAGAGGATGCTATTTCATATAGATCCGGAGCACTCCTTAGGACTAACCGTCACAGCACAAAGACAGGTCCAGGCGTGGATACATAGTGTGTCAGCTAATGTAAAAAGATACTTAGATAAAGAAATATTCATAAAAGATAGAACTGAGTACTTCGATACTATATATGATAAGTACGAGTATAAAACCTATACCTCACCTATCTGGTCCATCACCTCCATTTCAACAGACCAGAGCGGTGAGTTTGACGGTACTGAGACTACTGTACACCCCGACTCTTATTTCATAGGCACAGACCAAGATACCGTAGTTATGGATGATATAGCTTTTGTTAACGCTAAGAGGGCTCTAAAGATAGTGTACAGTGCCGGTATGGCGTATCACCCCGTTAATTCGATATACGATATAGATAATAACTTCACTCCGGGCAATTATGTGATAGCCGACCTCTCAGGGGCTATGGGTAAGGTAATAAGCGCTGATGCTTCTAGTGTTACTATAGAGGTTCTTACAGGCGTGTTCTACATAGATGATACCCTTACAGAGTACCAAGACTTAACCAATCAAATAGCTACCGGAGAGACTGGGCAGATAGACGGCATAGAGTCCAGGGCTTTGTGTGAGTCATACCCTGATATAGTAGAGGCTACTGAGATGCAGATAAGATATATGCAGCAGCACAGGGATGACTTTGAGAATAGCGGCACATCTAGAGAAGGCGAGACTATAAGAAGAAGCGATAGGTCCCCCGCTATGCTTCAGGCAGAGGTAAGGATGATGCTTGATCCTTATCGTAGACTAACTATGCTTGCGTGAGGCATGTATGGCTAGTGGCATAAGGATAGAGGGACTCGATGACGTAATAAAAAAACTCAATGAGCTGGGTAAGCTTAATGAGCTGGTAGAATATAAAGTAAGGCCTGAGTTAGAGGCTTTTAAAGACTCTATACGTAATGACCAGATGAGTGGGAGGCCAGGACTTAACGTACAGACGGGGACTCTAAGAGACTCCTTTGATGTAGAAGTAGTGGAGGCAGCAGACACGCTAGAACTAATTGCAGGGTCAGACGTAGAGTATATCGTCTACCATCAGTATGGTACGCCTGATATACCAAAGAGATTATACATAAATGAAGAGTGGGAGCAGTTTGTAGAGCATGACCTCATACAAACCATAGAAGAAGCAGCGCTAGAGATCCTGGAGCGACAATGAACACACGAGACAACCTAGAAGAGTTAATAGACCATGAGAAGAGTGAGTGCAGGAGCGAGTTTATGAGCCAGAAGGCTTACTATAGAAGTATGCTTATTGGGATAGCTGCTATGCTTGGTATAGCCTCAGCTACCATCGCATGGGCGCTCTCTGTGTCTACTGATACCGGCTCTATGAAAAGCACCATCTACTCTAATACAAAACGTATAAATACAATAGAGCAGATACAAAGAGCTAATCATAATGAGCAGATGAGAGTGCTAATGGAAATAAAAGAGAGAGTGACTAGATGAATGCAGTGAGTAAAAAACCCTCAGCACGTAGGCGTATCAGGGAAGCCCTGGTCCACCAGCTTAGAACGATAAAGAAGAGCGGAGGGTATAACTACGATGTAGTAGATGTGCATGAAGTCACACCGTCCATGGAGCAGATGAAAAACTTTCCATCTATCGTGTTAGTGATGGGTGATGAGGTCACACTTTCTTTTGATACTAACGGCGCTACTTTTAGAAGAGTACAAAAAGACTTACAAGTGTTACTACATTGTTTTTTAAACACTAATGACCCAGCTGATGCCCAAGACGCCATGATACAAGACATAGAGAGGCTTATAGGGGAGCACTTCGGTCTAGAGCACCCTGATGGACAGTGTACCTGCTTCTTAGCCCAGATCGTAAGAAGTAGGCCCTTTGGGCTTAAAGTTAATAAGCCCTCTTGTGGTGTAACTATAACCTTATCCATAAGATATCAACAGTTAAGGGAAGACCCGACCGTCAGGGCATAATTTTTAAAACAATGCCATTATCTTTATAGAGACACAGAACAGGAGAAAACTTATGTCTTTTTTAACTTCAAGAAAATTCGTTGGGGCTAAAGCAGAGTCAATCAAATACACTGCTGAGACCTTAACTGAGACTGATTACAACATACCGGCATATAATGTTGCTTATACCGCCACTATCGATAGATATGAGCGTCCGGTGAATTTATTTAACTTCAGTAAGCTCACAGACGTCCCTGGCAAACAGATGGCTACATGCTCCATGAGTGTTGACATCGCCGTAGGGGATACTGCAGATTTAAGCGTGGTGCCTAGTTACGGTAAGCTTCTTAAAGCCTGCGGTATGAGACAAGACGAGATGGTAGCAGGTGTGGCATGGGTTACGGACTCTACGGTTTGTAGTACCCTTACTATAGAGATTGCTGATACTGGTGAGTGCTCTAGTCCAGGGCAAAGAGTGGTGAAGCTCTCCGGATGTACTGGTACCGTAAGCTTTGTGTTGGACCAGGTGGGTAACCCCGAACGTGCAGACTTTACATTCACGGGGCAAATAGCAGACGTTTACGATAGAGCTGTTGCTTTCAGGTCTGACAATATCCTTACTACTACTCCCGACACAGTACTCAACGCTACTGTAGAGGGTGGCGG